TTTCTGCGGCTCTTTGTTTTGCTAAACCAGCCTCAACTTTTGCAAGTTTAACTAATTTACCTTGAGTCTCTAATTGCTTAGAGTAAGCATTAGCTGCTCGTACTCTGGCGTCCGTCTCAGCATCGGCGGCTCTGGCTGCAGGGCCAAAAGGATCTAAGCCCACTAAAGCATCTAAAGCATCTAGCAAGAATCTAATGACAGGGTTACTAGCCAGAGCCTCTAATTTATTTTCTAACGTTAAAACAGCTGCCGCGGCTTTACCTAAAGCTTCTCCTATTTTTTCGCCTAGCTCTATCATCTTTTGCTGAGTCTGCTCTATTGATAATCCAGAATCCTCTAAACCTTTTATTAAACCTCTACCTATGGCTACTTGAGTCTCCTCAAAAGCTACTTTCAATTTATCTATTTTTTCTGCAAAGGTGTCAGCTTGTTTTACGCCGAATTCTCCCTGCAAGGCAGCTAATACATCTTGAAAATTTTTACCTTCTAGTTCAGCCTTCTCAAAACCTATTCTTAGTTTAACTAAAGCGTTAAAATCTCCTACAAAGGCTCGAGATAAAGCGTTAGTAACTTGCTCTAGCTCTAATCCCTTACGTCCGCTAATCTCAACTGCTAGGCCTAATAGTTTTTGAGCATCTGTTAAAGTGTATGTAGTCTGGATTAATTTTTGTAGTGATGGTATTAATTTATCTTGCGACGTACCAGTAGCTAGAGCTAGGCTACGAGTAAAATCTGTAGCCAGTGAGGTAGCAAAAGCTAGCCCTAAAGTGTTTAGCTCTGATTCTAGTTTTCTAGTAGATCTCTCTAGCTCTGCGAATTGTTGAGTAGATTTCTTTACAAAAGCAACTACAGCGGCAGCCGATAACGCTACTCCTAATGTCCTACCGAATTTTTGGAGACTCTTTATTGATTTTTTTGTACTTTTATCTAAATCCTTAAAGCCTTTATCCTTAAGGCGTGTAATGAAATCAACCGCTACCTCTTTACGCCCCATAACCATTAGCGGACACCTCTTACAAATTTAAGTAATCGCTGGTCTATTACTTTAGCGATTTCATTTCTAACCTTATCGCCTAATATAGCTTCTGCCTTATAAATTAACCGTTTAGGAGCGCCTGCGACTTTTGGAAAGAATATTCTAAAATCATCTTGAGCCTTATAGTTACGCGATACGCTTTTAGTCTTAGCTCGCGAGGTCTCTTTACCTGATCCTGCTAGCTCATAAATAGCACCGCCTGGCGTGCTGTTAACTAACGCTAATGCTGCTACTGCTATTTTATTGTAGCCAAAAGGCGTCTTATTAATAGTAGTGCGTCTAATCTTTATGCCTCTAGCTACTATGGCAGGTTGCCAAGTCCAGCGCAGCGGATCTCTAGACCTGTGTATTTTGTCATTTATCCAGGCAGGAGATGAATAGTCTGGCGGCTGTTGAGCGAATACGTCCCTATCCTGATACTGAATAGTGCCAGGTACAAAAGTTTTAGCTAGTTGAGCCATAGGCTTTACGGCTTCATTAAGTCCCTTATTAAAATCTTTTCTTAATTGCGGACTAATAACTTTCAGCTCTTTTATCAATTTATCAAAATCCGCGATTAATATGGATTCACTAGCTCTAGCCACTAGCGCCTCCTTTTCATCGTGCGCGGTGTATTACGCGCCTGAGCCTGCTCCTGCAGGATAAACTTTATCGCTGCATATATAGCAGGGTCGCATTTTAGTAGCTCATTAGGTGAGATACTCGTCGCTACCGACACAGCTGCGACCTCCCATATGTCGCCGCGTCGGTCTATCCATTTTTTGAGTCAAAAACAAAATCTACGTCTTTATACTGATTCAAGAAATCGTCATCTAATGCCGCTGTAGTTTCACCCTTAGCGGTTATTAAATAATGCGCGAACCACCATAAATCACTTTCACGCTGCTCCTCAATTAGTCGCTTACGCCATCCAGTCTTAAAGTGACTCTCAAAAGCCACCTTAGCCGCTGGCGTAAGCTCGTAATTTACCTCTTTACCGTCTTTTTTAGTTACTTTAATTAATTGCGTAGCCATTTATGTCCCCTATTCTAGTTAATTAAGATGTAGCTTTAGTAAGAGCAGTTACTGGAAGCGTAATCGATGCAGTCATTGGAGCATCGATAGAGCCGTTAATTGGCTGCCATTGTGCTACCAATACAGACATAGAATAGCGAGGGTTAGTCGCTGTAACAGTGCCTGAGACTGGGATTAGCTGAATAGCTAATTTTGTACCTAGTGCATCCTCAAAAATTGAGTTTACGCTAGATGCAGCAAAATCGTTAAACACCTCTAAAGTTACGCTAGGACGTTCAATACCACCGATTAGGTTTTGTACTGAATCAGTCATAGCCGTAATTTCTACGGCGTCAATTTCTCGCGACAGGCTGACCGCGCTAACGAAAGTGGTAATAGTTGTAGTGCCTGCGACTACAGCTACTTTATTACCCATAAAGATCGCCATTTATTTCTCCTTTTATTTAGCCGATCAATTCGACATTATACCGATACGCAAGGTAATCGATACTAGCCACCTGTACAGATCCAGCGGTAGCGGATGTTACACGCAGGGTTTGGACAGCGCCGCTAAGTGTTGCATCTGCCTCGATCGCGGCTTTTACCGAGGTAGAACCTGTTGACGCTAGATAACCGTCTAGCTTTGTCTGTCCAGCTGACTCGCTCATACGTCCTACGATTAAAAGTATTGTACAGGTAGCGTTATCAAAACCGCGATTAAAGGTAGCGTCAAAATTTAGATCTAACTGACCCACTACCGCACCTGGAACGTTAACAGAGTCTGGAATATAATCGTAAGTTTTTAAGCCTGTAATAGTTGCTAGTCGCGCTTTCAGGTTAGCGCGTACTGTTGATGGAACCATTAAGCGACTACCTCTTTTTTATAGGCTCTTACCATCGCAGTAACGTCTCGACCTAGTGGACTCATACGAACAGCTCCTAGATCTCCTAGACCTAAGATGCCCCCTGGAGAGTCTTTACGCTTATATAAATCAGCTGTAAGTATCTGGCAGGCTGTCTCTATATCATCTGGCACGCTAGGCCATCCCCATCTAGCAGTAACCTCAACGCCTGGACGTAGACCATTACTAAACAGTCCAGGAAATATAGGCCAGACATAAGAGGTGTTAACCATCGTTAGCTGAGTAAAAGGCCTGTTTAAGGATGAGGCAGTAAGAGGATCTAGTAAGAAATCTGTATTAAGAGTAAGGGTCGTCTCAAAGACGCCATCTCCATCGTCGTCTATTTTTACTACTAAGCTGCTACTCGTTCCAATATCATCAACATAAGTAAATAGCTCATTATAAGCGCGATACTGCCGCGCACTGGCATTAGCATCTAAATAAAATCGTCTGTTAGCGATGCGATCAATACTGCGAGAAGCTGACTCAATGAGTCCCTCTAATAATGTGTCGTCTGACGTGTCTGCAATACTTAAAAAAGTTTTCATCGCGTTAAGCGTGGTGTAACCGTTAGTTATAGCCATCCAGGAGCCTCATCGTCAATAGGGACAGGTATTTTCGAGAATAGGTCATTACTAAAGTGTTTTCGAATATCACTCATAGCACGCCCCTTAGATCCTGGATGGTTATAACCACTGGGAGGCCGTAGCCCCCCAGATGGTTTTATTAGCACTAGAAGCTAGGTGTAGCTAATCCAGTTCCGTTAATTTGTGCGAACGCTTTAGGATAACGTAGAGAGGTATACGCGAACATACCGTACATAACGATATTCAGCGCGACCTTTCCATTAGGTTCCTCGAACGTAACATATGTCGGACTACCAGTCTCCTCGAATAGGTGAGACTCGTTGAGGTCGACGATATGGATAGTGTCTTGGTTAGTACCAGTTCCAGCCGCAGTAGTGATATTTGCGTCTGTGATGACTGGTAGACCGAGAATTGAATAACCTGAGTTATTACCGTAGTTAGGGTATCCCTCACCTGAGCCAATGGCATTTACAGGATTATACGCAGTCGGTACGACTAGCGGACGACTCTGACCATCTAGACCAGAGAGTAGGAAACCTAAACGACGTGGATGCATAATAATCGCGTTAGGTGATGCGTAGATATTGCTCTGAATTTGTTGAATCGCATCTGCGAGCTTTGGATATAGACCTGCGACTGTACCAGTGGTAGCAGTGTAGGTTACTAAGATTCCTGTAGTCATATTCTGGATTCCTAGAGGTTGTCCATTAGATCCAGTTCCATTAAGTAGCAAGTTATCTAGCTCTGTGTGATATGCACGCATCAAGTCAGTCAATACGATCGACTCTAGGTTATATCCACGTAGTAGCGCTTGCTTGGAAACGCTGTTTTGACCTGCAACAGTATTTACGTTAATTGTAAGTGTACTGTCCTGAGGATCTGTAGATACAGCCGCTGTGTTTTGTGATGTTTGTGCGGCGACGCCTGTACCAGTGCCAATTAGAGACAGCACGACCGACATACCCTGCGGTGGCAGCGTGTGACGACGTGATGCATCTGCAAAAGGACGACCAGCGCGTAGCTTAGGCGCATATAGATCTACTAAATATTGTGGTACTACTAAACCGCCAAAATTGGAGGTTCCAGCTGCGCGATACTCGACGTTCATCTCTTGCTGATGGCGGCGAATACGATCCGCTGCATCTACATCAGTGTTGAAATGAGCTTTTACGGCATCACTTAGGAAGCTGTATTCGCTGCGCTGTGAATATGTAACAGGTTCGCTAACTACTTTAATAGCTTCGCGCTTTTCGCTAGCTGGCTTTGTGCTATCTACCTTAGCGGCTAGATCTGCAGCCTTAGCGTTACGTAGTTCCATATCTGAAATCTGCTCGATTCTTTCGTCGAGCTTCT